AACTCGACCTGGCGTATCCGCGCGGCGAACTCGTGCTGGCCGGCCTTCTCAAGGGCCCGGGCCACATGCTCTAGCACGAACACGGGGTCGAGGTTGGCGATGTCCTCGAAGATGCGGGAAATCTCGCCCTCGGGGTCATCCAACTGGAACACCTGGTCGAGCACCGTAATCAGCGACATGAGCGGACGCCTCGGGTCGAGCAGGATGCGAGCAATCTGTGCCTTGATGAGCAGGTCCTCGGGGAGGGCCGGCTTGAAGATAGGAAGCGGCTTGTACTTCCGAATGCCAAGGTCGGCCTTTGGGTCGAACTCAACACGGAAGTAGCTGCGCCGGGACCGCACCACCAGGGACATGGTAGGTAGGTTCTTCGACGCCTGCAACTGAGCAAGAACGTGACTACCCATCAGCCGCCCGAAATCGGTTAGGCCCACGTTGTACGCCTCGATGCCGTTCCTCGCCGCAGCGATAACCTGTTGGAACAGGATGCCGGTGCCGGTGAAGCCGCTGGCGGACTGGATGATGTCAGCGAGCGTGCCCCGCTGCCTCTCATCCTTCAAGATGTCCAGCAGGCGCCAGGCGTCAGAGTCGATAGGATGGGGCTCGAAGCGCTCAGCAGACTCACCAATGCGGAGAGGAATCTTCTGGTTCATCCCCTCCTGGAACTTCGGCACATCACCGGAGATGGTGTGGAAGGCCCACTGGCCGAACGTGCCGATGCTGAAGTGCTGAAGAGCGGTAGCCACGAGTTCATTGTACTGAGGGATGTTCTCCTCAACCGCGCTAAGAAGGCCGCGTCCGCTCTCCGCTACCCAACCGGACGGGTCATTCCAGGTGGGGGCGGTCATCCCGAGCATCGTTGCCCGCACCCTGATGTTCTCGCTTACGCGAGCAAGTGCCGCCGGCTTCGTGCGAATTGGGATGCCATTGACCGGCACACCGACGACGGGCAACTGCTCCGGCGTCAGGCCGTGCTCCTTGGGCTCAATCAACCAAGCCGACACAGGTTTGAGGGGGCTGGAGCCCTCGCTGGGACTGACGGAAACCAGCGTCCCGGTAACTCCCTTGCGCCCCGGACGGTCGTTAGACCAATACTCCACCTTGTCGCACGTGGCGTTGTCATCGAAGCCCTTGAGGTCCTGGTCGGAAAGAGCCTCCGGGTAGAAGTTCTTGAGGTCCGCAAGAGTCGTAGTCTTCTCTGCAAGGAACTCAGACAGGCCAAACCCGTCAAATACAGGGTAGACCTGCCGGGGGTCATACATCTCAGCAATGAGGGGGCTGGGCCAGCCGTTGTCCGTAGCCCAGGTCGTGATGTGGAACTTGCCCCAAATCCAGCCGCGCATCAGCGCGTACCACGCAACCTGCTTCCATAGGCGCATCTCGCCCCGGAGCAAGAACTGCTCGTCAACATCGTCAACGATGCCGGCGAGGGCGCGCTCAATCTTACCGATAGCCTCACGCTCGTCCGGCTGTATCTGGCCGGCAGGCGTATCTATGCGCCAGTACGCATCATTCGTAGTGAGAATGGAGACAGCCTTGTCGATAGCGACGCGCGGGTCGTTGGTGATGAACCGTCTGAATCCAATCGGCTTGGACTGCTGAAGCAGGTCCAGAAGGAGGTACATGTTCAGCCAGTAGTCTTGGCGGTCGTGCAGTGGTTGCCAGTACCGCTTACCTAGCTCTAGCTTCTGTTGGATGACCGAAGCGAGGGCCGTGGCGTCAATGGTGGATTCAGCTTTCTTTGCCATTACATCATCCAGTTCTGGTGCTGTTCCACAACCTGTGAATCACCCCCGGTTAGTGAAACAGTCCGCTTCGGTGCATACGGAGCTATTGCGAGGAGTCCTGCCAGAGTCATTACCATGTCGTCGTGCGCTCCCGTCCTAGCCTGAGCCTTTAACGAATTGCCGGCCTTCTGCCAAGTGAACGCTCCCATCTCCATGAGGGCTACCGCGTCGTGGAAAATCAGGGTGTGGCCGAAGAACGCGGCACGTAGTCCCCCTAACATCTTATCACGATTTGTCGAACTTGTATACCACCCACAGGACGGTTTTGATGGTTCGTTGACAATATCGTAATAAAGGTTCGGGTAGCGCAGGTCGTTGAGCGCAACGGACAACGCGGAGAGCCCGTAAGAGTTGCGCTCAATGCCCAGGTAGGCGTTGTTGTAGTAGTGCCCTACCGCGCAGGCCATCGCGCCCGACCTCTCGGGCGTGGTACGCACGCGCAGCGCGGCGACAACGTGGTTCGCTGCCACGTCCAGCACCCCGATGGTGGAGTAGTCCTCAGACTGCCCCGTAGCTGTATCGAGCCAGGCGACGTAGCTCTTGCCCGGAACCGGCGCCTCCCAGACGTTGAGCATCCCGCCTCGGAACTCCACGGTGTTCGCGCCGTAGCTAAGGGAGGTCAGCACAAAGGCCGGGGCGTGTATCATCTCGGTGCGGTAGTAGTTGATGTGGTCGAACTCGGAGTCAACAAAGTAACATTCCCCAGCGGCCAGGAAGCAGTCGTTGAGGTTCTCGGGGTACTCCTGCTCGAACAGCGCACCCGTGCTGAGCAGAGACGCGCGCTTGATGCGCCTCCATAGAATCTGGCCCGGCACTAGGTCGTGGTCTGACATGAGCCGGCGCTCCAGGTCCGTAGGCTGGAAGTCCCGAAGCATGGCGTCCACATCAAACAGGCCCGATTCCCGGTACGAGTCTATGTGGTAGGTCTTCTCGTGCCACCACTCGTACAGGTGCGCCGACCACTCAGAGAGCGGGTCGAACAGCCGGGACTTCATCACGTAGTCATAGAACAGCCCCTCGGCGCCGTTTGGCGTGGATTCGATGTCAAACCAGCCGTATGGGGGTGGAGGGCAGGCCGGCAGCAGACCTCCGATAATGAGGCGGTCCCGGCCGGCCGGCCAGTGGGCTACCTCGCTGGCATGAACGATGTGAGCGGTCTGTACGCCTCGCTTGCCTGCCTGTTGCTGTGCCGAGGCCCAGATGAAGCGATTCTTCATCCTTTGGCCGATTATGAGTTCGTAGTCGTTATCTATACCCCAATCGAACTCCATGTTCGCATTCGCCAGGTCTACGAGGTGGTGCTTAATTCTGGCGCGGAACATCTGCGTCATTTCGTCGGTCTGCGTCACTACAACGCAGTTAAGGCCAAAGGAGGTGGTCATCCTACGCACGTTCCGCGCCATGATGTCCGAAGAGGCTCTAGTCTGCCTACCCTTGACGGTGATGTCCCTACCCGTGTGGTAGGTCTGCATAAGCTGCTGTTGGGCAGTGAGCTTGAACTCTACCGTCTGTCCAAGCTCGTTGGGGATGGTCAGGAACGTTTCTATCCACTCCCGCTCCATCGCGGGGTCGAAAAGCAGGTCCTTAACCGCGATTTCGCCCATTTAGCCCTTCCGCCGGGCTCCGGTGCCGCCGTCCTTGAAAATAGCGGGCGCCGGCTCGAAAATACGCCTCATCAGCTTGTGACAATGCGTACAAAGCACCTTTGAGAGGTGCAAAAAGTCCCTTTTGACCATTCTGCTGACGCCGCAGTCCTCACAGAGGTACTCATAGGTGGGCATCTCTACTCTTCTACTACTGAGGATTGTCCGGCGTCGGTATGGGGGGCAGAATAAGCGCAGCAGCCCTCAGTTCAGCCATTAGACGGTCCTCTTCAAGCCGCAGGGGTTCTAGGGCAAGCTCGATACGAACCCGAAGTATGGGCTCTGGCTCTGTAATCCGTTCAACCACAGACCTCCGACCGGAAAATTGAGGCCAAAGTTGCTGCTCAAGGCCCCCAATCTTTTTCCTTACTGTTTGGAGCTTATCTTGAATAGCTGTAATAAAACTAGGAATGTCCGATTCTGCCATGTTCTAGCCCTTTCGTGGCTTTCTACCGCCGGAAATCCAACCGAAATAGCGCTTTTGAGCCGCTGTTAGGGGTTTTCCGTTGGCCCGACCCTCTTTCAGCATCTTCTTGGCCTTCTCAGCGGACATTTTGGCGGCTTTGTGGGTCCCGATGTGTGGCATATTAGCTCCTTGGTAGCGGGGGTGGGAGTCGAACCCACTGTTTACAGCGTATGAGGCTGTCGAGCTACCGTTGCTCTACCCCGCAGCCTCTATTATCTGTCATACGCCCCGCCCTGTCAAGCCCTAGAACTTACCGCCGCGCTCCTTCAACTCCCGAGCGTAGTTGCGCCGGAACTCCCCGGTCCGCCGGCCGTGCTTCCGCCACTTTCGGCGCATCTGCTCCTGGTGCCCGTACTTCCAGGAGTTGTAGCACTGGAGGGAGCAATACTTGACGTGGATGCGCTCCGGCTTCTCAGGTCGGTGGGCAAAGCACACGTACTGGTGCCCGTCCAGCAGGGTCCAGTAGTGGTAGCGGTCGCACCCCGGCGGTCCTGACGGCGCCCCCTTCTTCTTAGGGACGCAGGGCGCGAACTTCACGAACCAGTCGCCGTGAGCCCCGCAGACTACGCAACGCCGCTGGCCCTGTACACTCCTGCGCTGACTCTCCTTGTGGGGCTTCGCGTACCGGCACCCTACCTTGCGGCAGCACACTGGACCGCAGTGAAACTCGCACGTAGACGGTAGGAAATCCCGGTCACACCCTGGACATACTCTGACTTCCATAATGACCTCCCGTATCTGTATTTAATTGCTAACTTAAAGGGCAGGGGGGGAATAGTACCTATATAATACACACTATAAAGTAGAACGCCCGTACTGTTCACTTCTGAGGGCCTGTAGTCGCGTATACTACTCCCCCCCTCACTTTTATTATATCATATATTTCCGGGGGTGTCAATTTTGATATTATGGCGCGAGAGGTCACACCACACCCACAACAAACCCACAACACAAACGACACCCGTGAAGAAAACCACATACATGCCGTTAAAATCAGCCTGGCGATGGCGCCTTGCCCGCTGCCTACCTCCGCCTACCCACGTCCAGGCTCGTGCCCCACGCGCGCGCGCGCATACATTATCTTCATCGCCGTCTTCCGGTCTGTCCATCGCATACGACTGTCATGTACGATGCACTACCAGCCTGGTGCCTAGGCGCTTGTCTCTAGGCGCTTAGGTTAGGGTCAAGATAATGTTGCCCTTGCCCCTACAGTCCTGTAACAACAGGCCGATACTTACGTTAGAATAGGTAGATACACATAGTGGAGGTGAATAGAATGACGGACAACAGAATCGACAATCCGTATCCCCACGCTAGGGCATTCGGTGAAGCTCTAGGCAAGTCCCTAAACGTGTGCAATGGCGCGCCTAGCAAGGGCACGTTCTGGGTAGGTGGGCACCATACACCAGATGGATACGTCATAGATGGCATCCCAATCAGGTATCGCGCCACGTTCACAAAGGGTATTAGGCCGTATTCAATAGGCGGCGTGGTACAGCTTACGTCGCCGATACATGCAGACTTTGAGATTACGGTCTATGCGCCGAATCTGGAAGCTGCCGAAAAGTTCGCAGAACACTATGCGCGAGATTACGTATGCGCGCTAGTATCCTGCGCGTTGGCTCAAGTGGAGGTGTAAAGTTATGTCAAGAGCATCACAGATTGCCGAGCATAAGGCGCAAGGCGTCGCCTTCGCCCGCACGCATAGGCACCGCGTGCCACCAGCTTTTGAGCATGTCGGATACTCTGAGATTGCGCCGAGCTATCACCTTGAGGCTTGTACGGTCGGCAAGTGTAAGGTGAAGCGGATAACCTACTGTCCCCATCGGCGCAACGACCGTGAGGTTCACCTGGGGCAAGTGTCAATATGTCCGATATGCGACGCCTAACCACCGCGCAAGGGTTCGGCAGCACGATTCCCCTGCCGAGCCCTAACGTGGAGATTAGCTCGTAAAGGAAGGAGGTGTAGCGTGAACGAATCATCCCTGCAGTATGGATTCGACGGCTCAATCAAGCTGCATGGTGCGGACTCCAAGACTCTGGATATCGCAGTGGAGCTATCGCGCGAGAGATACACAACGTTCGCTTGCGCTATTGACCCCCAGGCCGATGACGGCGACGCTGTATATTGGCGCATCGTTTTCGCCTTGCTATCGGTTCATTCGCCGATAGGCGCAACGTTCAAGGCGTATAGGACGCTTCGGTTGTGGTCTATTCGCTTCGGACGTAAGCCGAGATTCCATCAGACGATTGAACGAATACTTCGCTCAAGTAATGCCGATGACGGCGCTATCCTGTATGCTCCGACTAAGGCGTGGTACATAGCAGACTTCACGCGCGCCTGGGAATCGGATTCAGTGCCCTTCACTAGGCAAGGGGACACCGACCACGAATGGCGCTTGCGATTAGTCCGCAACGTCCGCGGCCTGGGGCTTGCTAAGGCGAGCTTCGCCGTTGCGTTGTGTAACCCCTTGACGGCGACCGTATGCTGTATCGACACCCATATTCACCAGCTATTGACCGGTGCGGTACCACGCAAGG